GATCGTCAACTCAAGGCAACAAAAGCATCACTGCAAATTCGATTGTGTATCCGCTTTCGTTGCTGCGTGTTACATCGTCCGTTCAATGGACTCCGGATGCCAAAAGTGAAATGCATCAAGTCACCAAAAGCGGTCTGTTTGACTGGTTCATGGATGATCTCGTTCGTCAGATGCACGCACCTGCTGTGTTTGCGGAATACTTTCAAAAGTATTTTGCGTTCTATCCGTACAACAACTTGATTGGGCCGGCGTTGGCGGGTTTGGCCTGGATGCTCGTTCAACATGGCGCGGAACGTGGATGCTCAACAGTAACGGATTTGAGTTTGTGCACGTCGTCCATGATATTGGGAGGTATGAAGCAAGGTGACGTGCCATCAGCCTTTGGCCAATGTGGCTTTTCCGATCAGACCATGTCGCTGAACGACTGGCTCTATGGCCAAATTCAGATGAACGGATCTTCGCTCACGACAGCGTTTCAATCCCCCATGCCTACCTACAGTCAATTGCAGCCCACGATTCTGTGGTCTCTTGACTTGGTATACTACCTGGGGGTCTTGACTACGAGCATCGGTGTCTTCTCGCCCGTGTTCCTCCTCGAGCTGCTTGTGCGTTCCATTCAAGGAACAACAAAAAGCAGTACCATTCATTCCATCGCTGACATCTCGTCGTCAACCAAAACGGTCTCCCAGATCTGCTGGGCACTTGCGTTTGGTACGTCGGTATGGACGGCTTTGGTTTTGGGGTTCAGTGCGCGTGTCTACACGAATCTCCTTCCCGAGCAAGGCGATCCGAAGTTCAACCTGCTGCTTATCCTCTTGACATGGTTCTTGTTGGTATTTATTGGGTATCTGACGATATGGCTAATGATGTGGGCAATGCACCATTCCGTTCATGCTGTCCATGCGAATGAGAAAGCCACTATCAACACTTACCGTACCGACAACAACAACAACAACGAGATTACGGGCTTCAAATTGTCGACGGCCAGTGACATTGCGAAAGCCGAACGCAAGTACGGTGAAGAAGAACAACAACAGGTGACAAAAACCAAACGATCTCGGCTTCATGTCAACGTTCAAGGCATCCTGATCGACTTGCGCCTTGTTCTTCCATCTTTGTCGATCAGTGCAGGAATGACGGCATCGTTTTTCATCCTACGCGCTGCTGTGAACAACACTCAGGCCATGGTGTCCGAGACGATTAACCCGGTTCAAGTCGCTGGCGTGTTTGTTTTGACATGCGTCACGTGTTTCATCTTTGTTCAAGGCACGATTTTTGTGAATCCCTTGGACATTCATTGGAAGCTCTTGTTCGGAATGGTCATGCAAAGTGCGGCTGTACATGTGTTCATCTGGTTGATGTTTATGACCACGAGTTACACTCGAGCGTTAACGTTCGATGGGCTGCCCGAGCTGTCATCGTTGTACGTGGAGGCATCATCCGTGCAAATTACGTGCGGTTTGATCTTCGCGATCCTGTTCGCACTTACGATCGTCTTGACCGTGTCCTTGTCGACCATTGGTTTTGCAGCGTACCGCAAGTCGTCTTTGGACGTTATTCGTAATGGTGACATGACGATTGTGTCGTTGTACGAAATGATGGCCACAATATTGGTGCGCGTTCAAGTTGCGTATGGCGCTGGTGATGTTGCGGACTATGATGTGGTGAACGAGAAGAAGGAGAAAAAGAAAGACAATCAGAATGTCGACATGAAAATCGACAAGGAAACTTTGCTGCAACACTGTTTGGACAAACCTTTGGCCATCATGTACTGGATTCGCATTGCCTCAACCAAACGTAATCATGATCAGTTGCTGTGCTTGCTGATGATTCGTTTGGTGCAAAACGCCCTATGGCAAAAGACAACGACGGCGAAGGCCGACCCAGAGAAGAGCAAGCCGTTTCTGAAGTTTTTGTACAACTTCTTTGTGGCCGAAGATGATGTCAACGTGGGAAGTGCCAAGTTGCAGTCCACATTGAAGAACGTGATGGACACTCTGTCGCAGAAGAAATGGGATCCCACGAAAGATTTGTTTGGTCCACTGGTTTCCGATTTAAAGCACCTGATCAAGGACAACAACTTCGACACTTTAACGAATCGGGATCGTAAGCACTTGATGGATTTGGCCAATCATAAAGGCAACTCGGTGTTTCGTCGCGATGAGTTCTTTGCGGCCATGGATAAGGTTCTGATGGAGGCGTATGTTGGCCTGAAGAAGACGGAAAAAGAGAAGATCAACAACAACAACAACAACAACAACAACAACGCCGTTTCAAATGCCGTGCCGAAACAACGCAATAGTCCGTCATTGGGCACCTTTGACGCAAACGCTGCATTGGATTTGACCATTCCTGGATCGGCGTATGCGGAAGAAGCGACGCTTTCTGCTCCTGGCGGCGGAAACGATGCATTGTCCATGATGCCGACTCAACGTGGTCAACACCAACGGTCGCGTCCGAGTCCCATTTTCACCGGTTTCACAGCGCCTGTGGCGGTTCCCACTGCACCATTGGCCCGTTCGTCCACTGCATACTTCGTCTACAACGACAAAAAAAAGGACGACGAAGGTCCTGCTGATGTCGCAATCCGAAGCACGGACCAATTCAAAGTACAGCGGCGTGATGCTGTCGTTGCTATGGTCATCCGCGAACCCATTCATGAACCCACACCCACACTCTCCGCACCACTTTCTCTTTCTGTTCCTCGTTCCACCCTGCCTGTCACCTACCTCCCGACACCGCGTGTTGTACACAGTGTGCATCATCAGCGCCTTACCCAACTCCCCGAACTCACCCAGCATGTTCCAGTCTTGGTTTCGTCGTCATCTCCGGTGTCTCCTCCGTCGGTTGTCTAAGCGACACATGTATCTGTCTTGTTTTTTTCTCGGTAGTATGAGTTATTGCACTTGGGCTTTTATTCACTTGTGTGTTTTTTCCTCCCTCTCTCAGTAATGTTTTTCTCTTTCATTGTTGTCATTTCTGACAATCTGGTGCTCGTTCATCTTGTTGTCATTTTCTGACGATCTGGCGTTGATGTGTGTGGCACGTAGATCGCAAAACACAAAATGGCTGCAGAAAAACCGGTGATCACCGCAAAAGAAATGCGTCAACTGAAGCAACACCAAGCCAACAAGGACGTCAAGGACGTCGTTGGCGAGATTCTCGCCAAATTTGTTGAGCACAAAGGCATGTCATACGCACATGACATTACTGACTATGTTGTTCTTGTACAATACCGAGACCAGTGATTTGCAACAGCACCTTTACAAGAGAAAACAGGAGACACAAGGTGTCGTGTCAGAACGCAAAAAAAAAACACACAAAAATTTCCCTGCGCTGGCAGGGATTCGAACCCTGGACCTCGGCCGCTGGATAGAAGCCATGCGTTTATACGCTGCTCTACCTCTGAGCTACCAGCACAATTCAGGAATTGGAGCTGCGCAAACCTTCGCTATGATCGCGGCGCGCGGGGAAACTTCGCAGTTTTCGTCCCCGCCGTTTTTTTTTATTTCGCGCAATAGCGAAAAGGTTCCAGTGATTTGCAACACGGCACGCACACGCGTGACCCAAGAGAGACGTCATTTTTTTATTTTTCTTTTTTTCGTTTTTTTTTCGTTCAAACACACGACACACAACACGCACACAATGGCGAACACGTTAAAGCGAAAAGCCCCTTCGACTTCCACCGATGGCAAAAATGTCTCGTCAAGCGGAGACGCACGTTTGGAATTAGCGCGCGCGATGAAAGCCTTGAGTACAGCGTTTGATCAAGCGGATAAACGAACGGAAGCGCTGCGTACTTTGCATCAGCTACTAAAGGAAGATATTGAATTGCGTTTCGAACAGAAAACACGTCAAATTAGCGAGTTGGAAGAAGAATACAACCACCGTCGCAAAACGCAGCATGTGCAACTGAATAACGAATTTAAAGAACTGGGAATGGCAAAAGTCAATGAAATTTTGGAATCACGCAAAGAGATTGCGATTCCGAAAACTGAATATCTGGATCTTCAAGCACGATTGCAGTCTTTGCCGGCAGAATTTGAACAAGAGAAAAAAAAACTCTGCGAAACCTTAGCACGTCAACATCAGAAGGAGTTGAAGGATGTCGAAAAACACAAAATGCTGGAATCACAGGCGACATTGGCAGAGCATGTTGCATCGAAATCGTCTCATGCGGCACAAATCAAACTGTTACAGGAAACGATTGACGCATTGCGCGCCGAACTGACTGCACAACGTTCTTTAACAGGTCAAGTTGCAGGTGTTCGTACAAACGAGCTTCATCAAATGCAATTGGCTGCCCAACAGCAACATCAGCAGCAACACGGCCAAGGTCGCTTGTAGTTTTGTTACAGTGTGTTTTTATCTCAAACAGTAAAAAAAAATTAGCGTTTGCGTTTGGCACCAACTTTGAGGCGAGCACTGCGACGCAGCGGTTTCGTGATCGAGTGCTTGACGCTGATATATCCAGACTCGAGCGCGTCCTGTAACTCATTGAACAGATTGCGATACGTGTCCACTGCTTCGCTCAGAGTGTCAGCGATACATGGCGCCGTTCCTTGGTGTGCCAATAGAGATGCACGAAGATCGCTCATGTGTGTGAACCACGCCTGTTTGAGCATAGACACTTTGATGTCTTTGTGTTTGGAAATGAAATACATCAATTGTTGATTTGGACCACATTCTTTATCAGTTCGCTTCACCAACGTATCCATCGACCATCCTGCATGGTCTTGCACACCGCTTGTCATTGCAACCTCGGCGGTTTCGAATGCACTCAATGCGTCTTCAATCTCCTCTTTGAATTCCACCTCGTCTTCATCCAACACAAGACCAGAGAGTCCGTCTTGTTTCTTGGAACGTTTCGCATGACGTGATGCCATCTGCAAACACACATAAAAAATCAGTTTGCGCGATCAAAAAGAGTTCAAGAAGAAAAGTGTTTTTATTTTTTTGTTGTTAGAGAAAAAAATACGACAACAGAAATGTCAGCACAGCGTGCTTTCAGTAACTGCCATCCACGACGTATTTTTGGGCGTCGATGATAGCACGCCAAACCAAAACTTGAGATCCGAAACTTTGCAATCATACAACTTACGAATCAGTTCGTCCAGACGCGCATTGTCAATGGCGTCTTGATCTTTTCCGGGCGGATATGGCATTTTGAGGCGTTTCAGGAAAATCGACAAGGCCAGACGCACGGGGTCGTCGATCCGTTTCTCGGGAAGCGGTACGTCGTCGGGTTCGTACTCGTATTCTTGCCATTCAAACGCGATGTGATGCAGTGCGTTAACAAACGCGTCTTTTTCGGATTCATAAACCTTTTTAACGTCACTGATGGCATCATATTCGCCAGCATGGTCAAGGCGACCGATCTGAATCACAAACACCCTTTTCGGAGCTTTTGAACCAGCCATCTGCGACACACCTACACACACGCTCAAAGCAATGAATTTTTGCCGAAAAACGTTAAGGCGTCGTGACAAAATTATGTAGAGGTGTGTGTGTTTATTTTGCAGAGACAAGATTGACACACCAGCGCGTAACACAGAGCAGATTACCACACACACACACACAGAAAAACAAACGGAAAAACAAACATCAGCGATAGATACACACAACCAAACAAACAAAAAACAAGAGAAAGAGGAAAAAAACAACAAGAGAGAGACACAAATTATAAGACCAACTCCAATGGCACCGATGCAGTGTCGGCCGGAACACCCATCTTCGTGTGCCAGTGTGGGTGATCCGCATTCTGTTGTGGAGCGTTCATCACGAGCTTTTGAGCAAAACCGCTCAAGTAGGTGTAAATCAGAGTCGTTGGCGCTCCAACCGATGGGCGATCGATGGTAAAGTTCAAGACAATGCTTTGGCCCGATGCGACAACAGCAAGGTTCTTTGCCACGCCAAACGCCACGTGGGTGCCGTTGAATTGCTTGTACTGAAAAATGTCAGTCGGGACTGGACCCGGGCGCGGGACATCATCAAACGCAACGTCCACAGGCATCCCCGTTTGCGGATGGATACCCGTGGCATACGTTAAACGTATGCTGATGTCGCCGGTGATTTTGTTCCAGCTGACAATACGACCAGGGGTCTGTAGTTTGGGTCCTTCGACGAGAAACGGCTTCCAGTCATTCATACCCATATTGAGTTGATTCTGGAAACAGTTTACCAAATCGATAGCGGCAAACGCGCGGGTATCGGCCCAGTGAAGACCAAGATCGCGCTCCGTCAAATAACCCAAATGACCGGCCCGCACGAAACAAAACGCGTTCAGGGTTTTGATCAGGTTGTGTGCAACGATATGCTGAGCCAATGCGGTAGTATTAAACGGCGAGTTAATAGACTTGGTCGCGTTGAACGGAGGCGGCAAGTACTTGGCCGGAGTATTGGACCCGTCGTACATGTGCAACGAAATTAAGCTCAACACGGTGCCGGTTTGAACGCTCCAGCCTTGTTTCTTCTTCTTGTCTTTCGTTTTTGTTGTAACCCCATCATCATCATCGAACCCATCTTCCAGTGCCAGGCATTCTGAATAGCGAGGCAGCAAACACGGCCACTGTGTGTACTTGTATCGATAGCCAATCAGTTTGCGTGTTTTTTGCAACTCCTTTTGCAAATCGGTAAACATCAAGGGCAAAATAACCGAATATTCGGCCGGTGTGTCGGCATTCGATTCGCCAACTCCCAAGACCCACAAACAGGGCTGGTAACCAAAGAGCGGATATTTCGAGTTCCACAACCCACCGACTTTCTGTACGAGCTCCGTCGATGCTATTGTGTAAGGCTTCTCCGTGATCATGGCGGACGCAACATGCGTTTCTTTTGATGTGTGAGCTTCGATACGTGTGGAAGCGACAGCGATTTGCACGCAATGGGCCGGTTGCTTCGAGCGCATGGCCACCTCAATGCAGCTCATAATGGTTAAAAGGCCGATTTGGTTCTGTGACAGAGCCACGAACGATGGCGAATCCCACCGCGTCCATGGTATCAGAACCGACGGGAATTCGATGGTCGGCTCTTTGGCAAAATTGCCCGGGCCAATGCTTGCGGTTACCATCACGGTGATGTTGTAGAAATTGCGCGCAGCCCATTCTGCCCACAATCGCGTGACGTTCGTCAGCAGCAAGTCGTTGGGATATGCAAACGAAGCGGACACCCAAGCTGAAAGTTGACTTTGGCCGTCAAAGACATAACCGTTAGAAAACGAAATGTCTTGGATGGTCACGGATTCAATGACCGTTTCTCCCAAGATCCACAACCGGTACTTCAGACCCTCGATCGTCACGTTGAATCGGTTTTCGGACGACGCAACGATGGGAGTGCGCAAACAGACGATCCATTTCCACCCGGCACGCCCGGTCTTGTCGACCAACCAATCGTCTTGTTCATCGATCGAAGTGTTCACAGGCTCTGTGGGGACGTTAACATAAGCGGTTTGCCCCGCCGCCTTCAAGCGAATCCATGTGATTTTTTCATCCGGTGTCGTCGTCGGAACTACGATTCCGGAGACACAACCGAGTTTGGGTGCAGCGGCCAAGTTGCCGTGATCCGAGTAAGTAGTTGCCAGAACGATTTGGCCAGCATTCACCTTCAATGCAGCCAGAGCCAAAAGGCTTACGAGTACGAAGAGCTTCTTCAGTCGAGACATGATCGAGCGGATTACACTGTGCAGCATACATAACACAACAATTTAGCTTGAGTCAGCGGGTGGAGATGTGCAACACGAGGGAGATGGAGACAAATGAAAGAAAAACAAGTTCATGCCATTGCAAGGTTCAGTGTCCGATTAGACCTTCAGTGTCAATTAGATTACCACTGGGTTCCCCAAAAGCAACCGATGAACAAAAGCGCACCTGAAATGAGACCGGTAGCGATTGCTGCTTGTTCGAGGATTGCAGGAGCGGGGTAGCGTCCAATTAGACGCTCGTACATCATTGCGCCGACTCCCAAGCACAATAACCCGAGAGCTCCATACTTAAGCATATCCCAGCCTTGTTGCCGCATAGCGGCACGCGCCGCCGCACCAGCCGCTGCCCTCGCGGTCGCTTGTGCTTGGTCTTCAGCGTTTTTGGCCTGGGCAGCGGTCCACTCGGCTATCATGGTCCGCAGGGTCTTGGCCTCGTCTTCGCTGATGGACATCTTCACTTTTCTTGTGTAGTGAACAAAAAACTTTGTTGCATTGCAGGAAAAATATTCTGCAAAGTGCAACAAATGTTCGTCCTTGTTGCGCTACTCTGTTTAATACTGATCATTCGTGTTTTCATGTTGTGCGTTGTTGTGCGTTGTTGTGCGTTGTTAAACAGATGGCCTCAGCCGCTGGTGCTGGTGCTGGTGCTGGTCATGCCGCTTCTTCTTCTCGTCCCATCTGCAAGTTCCGTATGGGTGGTTCGTCGTTCACCATGGGCAAAACTCATCTCGACGGGACAAAGATGGTCATCTACCAGCCGCCGCCGCCTCCTCCTCCTCCCAGCGAAGCGGACATCAAGGCCGAAGCCCAATACCGTGCCATGCTGCATAAACACGCAGAAAAGGCTGGTGTTGAGCTTCAATTGACTACCGGAGACACGCGCGACTTTGGCCATATCCATGCAACGGGGAATTCTGTGGTGGAATTGAACAAACCGTTCGTCACAAAACCGTTGATGACAAGCAGTGGTGGTGTCGGTTCTGCATATCCCGCCCCGACGTTCGAGTCCAAGGTCGCCGATGTCGCAGAATGGATCAAAGGGTTTCCTAACCCGAACAAGTCGGATGCCTTCAAGCGGGCGGCGGACGCGGCCACGGAAGCGAAGATAGATGGCGCCATGCTGTTCGATCAGAAGAAGCATGAGCATGTTATGCAGATTTTTGCAGCACTTAAGCTGAAAGCCGGACCGATGAGCATGCTGAAGCACATGATTGGCGGGCTCGTTCGCCAGCCTGCAAAATAAGGCATTGTGTTTCGTGTGTGTCTTGCGTTTCTTGTGTCTCGCATCACAACATTTCTGTCTACATGTATGTGTCTTTTTTAAAACGAAAACGAAAGAAAGCATTCCACCTTAGAACACAGGGCATCCAAATTACAAATGGTGTTGCATGAAGCCATTGCCCGCCGTCTTGTGTTTCGGATGTACAAATTTTCGTCTGATCCGTTGATCATACAATAGAAAATCAGCAAACTGCTGCAGCAGTATAAGACGATTATTATCTAATAAATTAAAGCGTTTGACAACGAAACAACAACAGCAATATGTTGATTGCTTATTGGTTGTTTTTGTTAAGTGGGTTGTTGTTGGTTTTGGGATTTATTATTGCCCGTGTGGTGATCGTCATCAAACCCATCAATTGCGTGCCGATTCCCGCCATCAATACCGGTGGATGTATTCTTGTTCCGTGTTCCACCGGCCCGACTGGTGCCGGACAAGGCACTGGCTCGGCTGGCCCCAAGGGTGTTCAAGGTATGACGGGTCCACAAGGGATCAGTATTCGCCCGATGAGTTACGGTGTGCTAGTCAACAGTGTCATTCTGCAAATTCAAACCAACACACAACCGTATTCATATTTGGTCACGGTCGATGCCCGGCCGGATTTGAACGCGCCCCCATCGCTTCTTGGAGACAAATCAGGGCACATTATCGTATGGTTGCCTGATCAACAAGTATGGCATGACCAAGGTCCTTGGACGGGAGAACCAGGAGTGACAGGGCCTGCAAATTTTACCGTGGGTCCGATGGGACCGACGGGTTTAACCGGTTCGATTGGTTTAATTGGACCGCGTGGTCCAACGGGACCCGTTGGAATTCCGGGAACGACAGGTATTGCTCTTCTTCCGCCAACCGGCGGTAACGCAATGTTTGGAGATGGAAGTGATGGATCGTTTACGTTATCAAGTGATTTTGTCATGTCGCGAGACATGCAATGGTTAAATTTGATTGTTCCGGCAGGCCGGCGACTGATTACTGCCGGGTGGATCGTTCGATCACAACAATTTATCAATAACAATGGCAGTATTGAAAATAACGGACAAGGCGGGGATGGGTTGCCGAATCCCGCGCCGCTAGGAGGCGCTGGAGGGGCTGCAGGTCGGTTTTCTGGTGGAGGAGATGGAGGGACACCGTCTTCAACCATGCCAGGCGATGGAAACAACAGCTACAATGCATTTTCAACGGGTGGCTTCTTTTTGACGACGGGACCGAACAATTATTCTGGTGGGTATGATACTCGAGTGTCCGTCGCGACAGGTGGCGTCCCCGGTATCGTCAACGCAAACAATCCCGTACTAAATCTTGGAATGTTACTGGCGGCTATTAATCCAATGGAAATGCCGTTTGGTGGGTCGTCCAGTATCGATACAAGCATTTTAATTAGTGGTGGTTCGGGTGGTGCCGCTCCGGTGAATGCACCAGGGACGCAACGAAATTCAGGAGGAGGTGGAGGAGGGGTCGTTTGTATATGTTCTCCAGTGATTCTTGGATCTGGGTTTGTTACGGCAAACGGCGGCAATGCGGGGCCTTTGGCATTGTCACCGTCTTCGCCTGCTCCAGCTGCTGGCGGTGGAGGTGGTGGAAATGTATTTATTCGAACATTAAGAAATTCGAGTACATGGACCATTCAGGCAAACGGCGGATTGTCTGGTCTCAGTGATGGAACAGCGAATGGTTATCCAGGGCGTTGGATGTTTTTATAATGGCACGCGCTACAAAACACACTTTGAAGACCATGTTTTTTTCATTTTTCGAACCGAACGCAGTGGAGAATAGAGTTCCACAATCATCAAGCAAAACAATGACAAGGTGGTGATGTTTGATAAAACTTTTAATTGGTTATCGTACTCTGGCGTAAAATTGGTTTCGAAATGTTTTGCAAGATTTAAGAAATACATGTCATCATGCATCGGGTTAAACGTCGGAGCTCGGATTAAATTTCCATAGTTTCGTTGTGCTGTGGATTCCGTGTCGTCCAAAATGAGCATGTTGTGTTGATGTGCGTACCAGTACAATGTCTTAGCTTTCCAAAATTTTTTCAATGGTTTAATCACCACGATACCCTCCGGGTCCCAGGTATAGTAGCCAAAGTGTTTTGAATAGATTCGTGTACAACGATGACCATACCACGTAAAATCAAATTGAAAGTTAATGGTTTCAAAGATTGGTCTTAGCAATTTGGAATATACAAGATCATACCATTCGCGGCTTGCGGCTGTCCATAATCCGACGCGAAAACACTTTTTTCGCAAGTAGAGAAGAAGTTCTTTTAGATATGGCCGAACAACGGGTAACTGAGATGCCGAGTCTGTGTTGGAAACAAGTGTTCCATCAAGATCAAACACAAAAATCAAGTTTGTCATGTTCTTTTCTAAAATAAATAAAAAAACTTTTATTCGCTTTTAAAAAATTATTTCTTCCACCCACGCACGCAAAAAACAATGTCGGATGATGCGTTAACCGATGATTTGGTTCGTTATCAAATTCTGAGCAAGGTTACGCCAGGAAAAATTATGGTGGTGGATGAGCTCGGAAAATGGGATATCACTGAACCATCGAGTTTTCAGAGTGGTGTACGCAGCCTCTATAGCTTAGTGCGATCCTTTCGTTTTCCTCCCAGCCAACGCAAGGTGTTTCTTACGCATTTAGAAAGAACTACAAATAGTTTGATCTCGCATTGTAAATTACAAATGGAAACGAGAGTATTTGATGTTTGTATCAAACAAATGCAAGCATCAACGCAAGCATCACATCAAGATATTGAAAAATTCGATCAAATCTTGTTCAAACTCCGCACCATCTGTAAGGCTCTGCATGAAGGAATGAAAGGTTTAGAAACGTTATGCAAGACAACAACGTATCAAAAAGATGTCAAGTTCGCGGGCGAAATTGAGATTGGTATTGTGGAGAAGGTGAAGCGTTTCTTTCAACAAGTTTTCAATGCTGTCGGTCCTCATTTAGCAAAAGTCATTTTGGGTGATGCATTGAATATCATCGGCCATTCCAACTTGACGACGACGACAACGACGACGACAAATATGAGCGCAACTCTTCAGAACAAAATTCTTCATGATGCAAAAGAGGCGAAAGAAACGAAGGAGATAAAAGAAACGAAAGAAACGAAGGAGATAAAAGACATGAAAGACATGAAAGAGGGAAAAGCAAACGAGGATAAACCACCTCTCACACATAAGCTCAATGCAATACCTTTATATCCAGTTAAAACAGCAAACACTATGACAACAAAAACAAATTAACAGCAAATTAATGACGATTGCACCCGCATGACAACCATTGACACCATGATCTTTTGTTTCTTTGTTTTATTTGGTCATCGTGATGCAACTCAGAATGAGACAATTGAGATGGTACCGCTATGGGTGCAGTATCATCAATGTCGTCTTCTATCCACTCCATATCATTCTCACCTGCATCATCATTATCATTATGAGAAGAAGAAGAAGATGATGCCGATGATGAACACGAAGACGATGCCGGTTCCAATTCGGAAATATGGCTTTGAAAAACCGACTCTGGCAGCGATGGATGTGCTGGATTGTCTTTTTCTTCTTTGTGTTCAACCGGAGTCGTCCTGTCTTTTTCTTCGTCTTTACCCATCTCTTTTTCTTCATCTTTGACATACGTGATGGCGTTTGTTTGTGGATACCACACTGTTACACTGCGAGACTTTGCGTCTTGTGCATCATTCATTTTCGTAATAATAGCATGAAATGTATCCGTGCCCATTTTCATTTGTAGCGCCCATTGTGTCAAAAGCTGCTGCATTGGTGTTATTGTGAAGAAGTCAGGATCAGGGAACAGCCATGCATCAATTGGAATGTCTTTGGTTAAATATTCACCACCCAAAATGAAGCACATGCAACGATTACGTTTGGTTTTTGGTATCAACACATCCTTCAACGTCGAACGATAATGGACGGGTTGCAAATTAGTAATGTCAATGACAATGTACTGGTTGGCATGGGTCGTGTCGTTGTTTTCGTTATTTTTCTCATTGGAATCCAAAAGAGATTCAATCATTTTTTGGGTATCGTTTGAATTTGTTGTGACACAAATATCCGCTGATGATGAAGACGTGTTATGTGCATGATGCAAAAAACGAATTCCCTTTTCACACCGACTGGTCAAAAAAGAAATTCGTTCTAAAATCCGTGATGTAGAACCGAGGGTGGCATAAATACCTGCCGGTAAAACGCTCATGTGGCTCTCTCTGTTTTCGGTTTTTTTTCTTTTCCAAACGCGAGTCGCTTAAATATCTTTTCATCACGAAAAGTTTCACATATCACAAAAAAAATTGAAAGCGAAAAATTAATCCAGCTCACACCGAATGATGAACAACGAGCCCCCGAACCAGAAGGACGACAAGAAGGACAAAGAAGAGAAACAAGACAAAGAAGAGAAACAAGACAAACAACAAGCAGAACAAGAAAAAAACGCCAATGACGACAAGAAGGACAAACAAGACAAACAAGATAAGCAAAACAAACAAGACAAACAAGACAAAGAATCGAAAGACAACAAGAATCTAAACGACAAACACAACATCGAATTGGTTGTCGCAGTTTCGCAAGATGGAATTATCGGATTTCGAGACATCAACACCAATCGTTACGGAATTCCATGGCGAATCCCTCTTGATTTGAAACATTTTCAAGAATTAACCAGCGGAAATGACAAATCAGGAAAGAACGTCGTCATTATGGGACGTCACACATGGGAAAGTCTTCCGTCATCACCATTGAAAAATCGAATCAACATTGTCATTACGCGGTCAGAAAGTGTATTCACGACCAAATTAGAAACGTGTCGATCGATTCGACATGTTGATATGAATTCGGAATTCAATGTCAATACAACTTTCACATCACCAACACTGGATGCTGCCCTCTCATGTTTACGCTCATCTGGCAAAACGCAAATTCATCGCATCTTCATTATTGGAGGCTATTTATTGTACTCAGAGGCGATGGAACGAACGGATTGCATAAAGCTACATATTACACGGATTGGAAAAATGGTTGACGAAGAGGCAAACAAAATACACAAAGAGCCTAAAACTTGGATTCGTTTTCCAAATGTTCCAACCTCATATATCAAAACGCATGAAATTAAACACCAAGTGATTGAGAAACTCACGAATACAGTTGTCACAATGATATCGGAGAGTTGGAGTCGTTTACCCACGGGTTTGCCCACTTAACATTATTTTTCATTTGGTTTGCATTGTGTACATTGACGAAAATGCGAGAGCAAGCCCATGCCAATCGAATCAATACAATTTGCAGCATTGTCATTAACACTCGTTTTGTCACTCGGATCATCTTCCGCATATCGTTGTTTTAATTCTGCTTGTTGATCAAAATATTGCAAAACAGGAATCCACTCTTCCGGTACAACCTGCAAATCTTGAAAATCGGGTGTGAGTTGATATTGCGCATAAATTGCTGCAATGACATCACAAGAAATCAAAATGGGTTTATCCGTTAATTTAGCTTCACCATCATCGTCAGATGACAATGCAGCATCGTCTTCTTCTTTTCCATGGAAATCGATTCTGGATATGTGTTGTTCATCCGATGCGGATTTGGCATCTGCTAGAGCGCGTTGGTTTGTTGTCGGATCCGGAATTTCATGATCGCTACTGCTTTCATTGTCGCTGTGTGCGTGATGCACTTGGCATTTCTCGTCGCGTAAATCCATTTTTCAAATTAAAAAAAAAGCGCGCAAATACACAGAGAAAAAAAACTAAAATGTTACAACATAAAAGTGTTGTAGTAAGGAACAACCGCGTGTTGACCAAACAAATTGTCGTGCTTCATCGACAGTTTTCTTGCGGTCCGAACGCAACCACATGAGTGCTTGTTCGTTTCGTATATGTACTGCCTTCGCGTAAAGCTTTGCTGCTTCCCATTCTAATCGGTTACATTGAGCTGGTGGATTGCCAAGAAGTTCGCACCAAAAGGTACGAAACAAACCACACATCGCTTTTCATCCTAGCAAACAATCCATCTTTTTATCCTATCCTGTGATAGGTCTTTCTTGCCCGTTTAAGAAAGATTAAAAGCAAACGCTGAAATAAAAAAAAATTGTGTATTGATGGGCCTACAAAAACATTATTTAACGTTCTATTTCTTTGCGTTCGTTGGAACTATTCTTGGTATTATCGCTTTGATTTTTAGCGTGGAAAAACGAAAGACGGGACCGCGTGGTATTCAAGGTGTGACCGGTGCAGTGGGTCCAGTAGGAGGTCAAGGATTACCAATTTTGCAATCTGATCCGATTATTTTATCTGGCGATCAAATATTGACTTTGGGATCTGTTCCGATTCCATTGTTCAAAATTCAAGATATGGGCTTTGTCTTTCTTGGTCTTGTGATGGAAGTCATCAATCCCAACGCGTCTTTGAGCTTTTCAAGCAATCTTGCCATCATTTCTGGTCCTTCGGCGCCAGTTCAGACCGTTGCATCGTTTCCCGGCACACAACTGGCACTGAATCAAGTCCCAACGTTCCAGATGACGTTTGGTGCAACCGCACTGAGTGCCGCGCGTCCCGGAAATCAAATGTACATGTTGCGAACCCAAGACGGAAGTGATCCAACAGGAGGCGGTACTTCGACCACTATGACGTTTCGTGTCCTTTACACGACCATGCCAGCTGATCCAAATGCTGTGGACAATATCGTCAACTCTCACTAAACTTTCACTTGTGCCACGCAAATGATCACAGATAAAATTAAAACCACTAAGAAGGTGATTAAACATATCAAAAGTAAAACGCGCGTTCTATGTTGAATTAAATTAAAGTGGGAAAATGTCGCCCATAGCATGACAAGTAAAGACAGTGTCATGGTGGCAATATCAAGACTGATTCGAACAGTTTGATGAATTCCTGGGCGACTCGTAAATTGTGTACCCATCACAGCCAGCACTAATGACGTGGCAATCCACGTGGCATACACTTCCTCGCCCATCAACACTTGACCGTGTGGTTTTTGCGTCAAGTCATGTTGTTCTTGTTCTTGTTCTTGTTGTTGTAAACGAATCTCATGAGCCATACTCGTCTCTCTCTTAATTTTTATTTAGACCAATAGAACACTAACAATGACTAATAATGATATGATGATGAGGAAATAAAACAAACGGTAAAATACTAAAAGCACTCCACCGTGAATTGATTTTTCACCAAGCGGCACGCTGATTTGGAGTACGGAATCAATGAGATCACGAAATGATGATGCTGCAAAAATAGAAAATGTACCAATGAACAACGCGACAAACACAACCCAAATGTTATTGCATATCGCGTTTTGTGTTGCTTTATCCTTTTCTTGGTCTCCCGTTAAAGGCATTGTTTTATAAACCAATGGTTAATCTTTTTTTTTTATGTATAACAGATAAACACTTGGCCGGATTGTCCGTATGCCTCCGGTTGATTGACTGGACTTCCCGATCCGTGATTGATATTATTTGGAGATCCTCCATTGACAAGCAAGTTTTGATTCCACAATGAAAATGGCGTTGGAGTTTGCATAAAAATTGTCCCTCCTCCACCACCGCCACCGGACACATCTGTCGTACTTGCGTTTGCCCCGGCATGTCCACCACGAGCCGATATGGTCCCGGTCGGAAACCCAGCTCGATGTACAATTTTGTTGGCTGCAATTTGAAGAATTCCTGCACCGCCACCTCCAGATGCCGCTGTGTAGAGCGTATTGTTTGAAAACCCGCTTCCTCCTCCAGCGCCACCACTTAAAGGAAACGGTGTGCACCCGATTGGCCATTCAATTGGAGTATGAATGGCATTCCATATATTCAAACGTTCCGGGACGGTCAAAGATGTTGTTGCGGCTCCACCGGCCCCGCCTCCTTGACTTGGATCTCCTAACGGAAAGGTTGTTGATGCGTCTCCACCACCATATAAATTGACTTGCGGTAATGGATTATCATAAAAATCATTATCATTGGGAAACGCAGAGAAAAACGCTTGTGGGCTGGGATCACCGGCGGTCGGTAATACACCATAGGGTGCACCAGCACCACCGTTGCCGCCGTAGCCCAATGTCGTTATATGACCGGCACCGCCTGCGAATCCGCCTCGTGTTCCGGTTGGATTGATACTGGTTAATACTGCCGGAAGGCCGTTTCCACCATCAACGTTGATATAACCATAATTTTCAAATTGTTCTTGTACGAGAAGACGATATCCATTCGTATTGACGGTTCCGTTTGCATTGACAACAAAATTTCGAGCAAAGATATCTCTATTTAAACTGAATATTTGAAATCCTGTCACTGTGATATCGCCG